CCTTTCTTAAATTTTGCCATTTTGTTTTTCATTTCTCTTTGGTGTTAAAGGTTATCATTTTACACTTTGTGGCTCATTTACTTTACACTTTGAGCCGTATTGGCTCTTCTATTGAGCCATTTGCCGGTCAAGCATCTTTTGTAATAATATCTTTAAGTATTGATTTGTGCGTTGAGTCCATCTCAAGATTGTCGTGCATCCATCTAATATATGAAATATCTATGTCTTTTAACTTATATCCCTTGTACTTACCGATTACCATACGCTCATCAGAAATCCTAAATGGGTCACGGTATTTCTTTGTGGCAATGAAGTTATTGTGTAACGCGGAACGGTTATCATACATCAGCGTTCTTCTGCCAACATTAACCATTCTATCTCTTGGCTTTTTATTTTTCATCTTACAACCAGGATATGTGTTTCCAATATTGCTTTTTGTTCTCTGGCTTTTCTAGCACCTCAACAAAGCCACTCTCCCTGCGCTTTCTGTTATATATAACATAGCAGTCCTTACATCTACCCTTGTAGTGGGCAGGTACGCCATTCTTTTTCTGTATTGTAAAACGCTCTATGGGCTTTACTTGATGGCAATCTTTACATTGTTTCTCGGTCAGTATCTCCATTTTTGCTCTTGTTTTTATCAATCCATCTACGATACATCCAAGAGGCTTTTGCAAGCCTCTCTGGGTAATATGGATATTGCTTGCGTAACCGCGCAAGGGCTATCCTAATAAAGCTCTCCATCATCAGAAGTCAATATTTTTTTGTTCAACAGTTAACGGTTCCTTTTCTTTGGCGTGAGAGTACATACGCTTACCTGATTCGCTCAAGGTATAATATCTATTAGATATTTTATCGTAGTACATATAGATATATCCCACGCTACCTACAGCCTTAGGCTTGGCCTTGACGATAGATATCTTAACTTGATTGGGTTCATATGGGACACCGCGCTCATCTTCCAATCCATATGGGCAACGCCATACATTTATAATCATCATACCCTTTCTTGACCACTGCATACCTCCGGCAATGTCATTCATAGTAGGCACGTCAACATATGGTATTCCGTTCTTGTACTTTGCTTGTTGGTGCTTTGTATGGACGGTCACGATAGTGTGGTAGTCCTTATCATTGGAGTGCTTCCTCACCTTGGTCAATACATTTCCAATAGCGATGTCATCACGCAGGCCCTGAGCAACATCAGTTTTAATCTCAGTGAATGGGTCAACCAAACAACCATCAATCTTTATTCCGGTCTTTTCTATTTCATCAACCGCTGTATAGAATCCCTCAATACCCAGGTCACGAAGTCCTGGGTCAATCACATAGAAGTGTTTGTTAAGGAACTCAAGTGCTTTTTCCGCATCTATGTCTGTGGAATTTATTCGGTCATTGATTAGGAACGGCTTCCGTAGGTAGCACCAGGCTAGCTCCGCATATACCTCTGCCGGACTACCTGTCTCGGGGGTATATACTGCCCACTTCCATCCTGAGAACTCAGATAGGTTCATCATAACCTCAAAGGCAAACTGTGACTTACCTTGGTGTGCCCCGGCATAGATGTAAGTTGTTGACCCCCGCTTTAGGGAGTACTTGTCAAATAGAGAATCAAATCCAACCCACTCCCCTTTCTTAACACCATTGGTGCGCATCCTTGAGAGTTGGTCTTTGAGTGTGTCGAGTGTGTAGATGTAATCATTCATTGGTCTGTCCAACAATTTTAAAGTCGTATATCTTAACGACCTGGAAGTTAATAATTTTCTTACCAAGCAATCCTAATCTCCTTATGGAGATTGCGTAGTTCACATTGTCAAGGTTTATTTCCTCGAGTGTGTTGTATTGAGAGATTGCATAATCATCTCTGTAGTGATGCATCGTAGCGTTGCCCCTTTTGAAGGACCAACGATACTGCACGTTCAAATGATAAATAGGGTTACTCATTTTTTTAGATAAAAAGAGGGGCACAGGCCCCTCTTTATTATCATATATGGATTTGCTTAAAACAAATCATCATTTACGGGTGCAGCCTTTGGCTGACCGTAGTTAGAGTTAGGCTCGTATGATGCAATCTCTGCATAATATCCGCCATCCTTCTTGAGCTTAACATCAACAGTTACCCAACCCTTTGCGCTCTTTGATGCATTGATTAGTTCAAGGTCATTTGGTCCGAAACCAATTTTGATGATGTCACCATACTGAGTGTTCTTCGTCTCAACACGGCCTACGTACTTGCGTTTTGTTTCCATTTCTACGCTGTTAATAGATGAGTTAAATGATTTACCCGGCTCTCAAGTTTCTCCAGCCGGACCAGGAGATTTGTTATTGATAGATGTATGTCGTCACTAATTGACTCAACGTCGTTCATACTCCGTTGAACACTTTTAAATAACGATGAATACTTCTTGTCTGCCATTCTGTTATCGTGTCCCATAACATACGAGTGAGTGTTCCTTACGTCAACACTTAATATGTCAGCGATGGCCTGGTAGGTACTTCCGTTCTCTCGTAAGATTACGGAAATAATACTGCGCACATTCACTATATCTTTTCTCTTTGAGGAGAACAGCTCTGATGGGTGTATCGCTGCGTGAGAACAAGCAATGTCTATTACATTGCGAGTGAACTCATCAAAGGATACCGATTTCTGATGCGTCATATGGATTGAATTGTTTGCCCAAGAACAACCTGCGGTACTTATCAATCGCCTCCTGGGCTTTGATAGCACCCTGCTGTATGAACTGTTGTGAACATTTATAAATGCCTACCTCATACGGATAGCTCTTTGTTATCGCTACAAAGTAGAAGGTATCAACCTCAAACAGTTTGCAATATATGGCGGCTTGTTGGTCGTAGTGCATATACTTTGCGCTCCTACGAAATTCCTCAAGCGTTCCGCCCGTAGTTTTAAGGTCAACTATGTATGCCGGCTGAAAGTCTTTTTCAACCACCATATCTGCCTTGCCCTTGATTTTAATTCCATCCCATTCAGATATCGCAGGGAGTTCCGTGAGTTGAACATCATCCTTGCTATACATTAGTTCTACGACCTGAGGGGTCTTCATAAGAACGCTCTGCATAGCATAAATCATATCCGCATCCTTCTTGGACAGCACGATTTTATCATCATTCTGCTCACAAAACTCAAGGTAGTCTTTACCTCTGCGAGTACCATCGTAACCAACAAAGCTTACTATGTCTTCCAGGCACAAGGCGTGGAACGCCTTGCCTATCTCTAATGCTGCTGTGCTTTGGTTGCCACTCGTATTCGTCAGCCACTGATAGAACTGAACCGGAGACTTGTGTAGCAACTTCAGAGAGGAGTTCGTTAAGAACTCGCGGTCTGCATAGTATTCTTCGTCGGAGTAAAACATTACAATCCTATGTAAGACAACTGCTCTTTGGTAGCAGAGTAATTATTCAAGGCCGACTTAACCTTTTCGGATTCACCGCTATCCATTGCTGCCTTCATCTTCTCAGCAATCTCTTGGGTTAGTTTTTTCTTCTCTGGCATTGCTTGCTTTGATACAGCCATAGATACTTCTTGAGCAGATGCGATGGATGTTTCAATTCCAATACCAAGGTTTGCCAAGGCACGACCCCAGGCAGAGGTCTCTGCGTTCTCAACAAAAGATGTCTTGTTGATGTATGAACTGCTTCGGTCCTCTTGAGCGAGGCCCTGGGCCATCACAATGCCATCGGCGTTCTTGATTGTTGCGCGGATAACGCAAGAGTCAGAGTCAAGATTTAAAATCTCACTCTCCAATCCCCAACCTTGAAAGCGAGGCTCGTTACGGAAGAAAAGGATGCGGTCATTGACCTGCACGTATTCCTTACCCTTGATGTTTGTCGTTTTAAACTGATAGTTCGACATTTGTTTTGAGTTTAGAGGTTAATTAAGTCAAAGATAAAACAAAAAGTTTAATAAAACAATAGCTATTCCGAAGAACGCTTGCCGCTCCCTTTGGGTAGAGCCGCCCCATTGCTGTAGTACTTGCTCACTTCATACGCCTCCACGCCTTTATTGAGGTCCCCCCAGTAGTTAAATCCAAAATGCATTAGGAAGGGATTGCCAAAGTCATCCTTTGCCTCACCTCTCTCTACTGCATTGTAGTATTCACGAACTGAAGTGTACTCAACACCAAAGCGAACAAACTTATTCCTTTTAGGCATAGCGATTTATTTTAATGTTATGGGTTAGTTGTTGCAGTACCTGATTCAATCGCGCACCCTCAATCTTGTGCTCAATCAAATAGGAGCGGATGAGGTCATTGATGTTCATACTGTGACCCATAGTGGTTGTGTATGAGTCATCGCCATACCGAACGGAGTTTAAGGCATCCTTCGCCCTCTCGTAGTAATCAATGAACAACTTGTCGTCATAATCCAATAGGGTGTATGCCTTCTTGAGTGAATGCACAACACTTGAGTGGTCCCGGTTAATGATTCCGGCCACGTCCGTATTGCGAATACCCAACTGCGTTGAACATAAGTGGATGAACGCTTGCCTATACATAGAGTAAACTTGGGTACGGCTTGAGTTAGCCAAATCAATACCCGTGTTAGCGTAGAGCTCCGCAGCAAACTTTTCTGCGACGATGAGATTGTGTATTTCTTTTTTCATACTATAGTTACTATTATATATAGTTCCGTAAGGAACTATAGTTACTATTATAGTATAGTTACTATAATAGTACACTGACTAATTAAATTAAACCTAAACTTTTAACTTGTTCTTTGATTTTGTCAACGGTCTTATTAAGTTCCACGTTGACTGATGTCAACGATAGAACCTCATCCCGTAGTTTGTCCTCTGACTTGGAAAGCTCCTCAACTTTCGCCTGGGCCTCGTCAAGTCTCGCCAATACACCTCGGTGCTTTGACCTTGCTTGTTCAATAGTGTCCTTGATGGTGGAAATATCACTCATCCGGTTTTTGTATTTGTCAGCAAAATCATAAAGTCCAATGTATGGAGTAGCTAATTCCTCCCCACGAGGGTCAAATTCTTCCCGTAGAGAGGTCATCACACCATAAATGGTAGTGAGGTATGCGTGGGCGACTTGGAGGTCGTTAAACGCAAGAATTTCATATTCGTCTTTTATCATAGTCCGCAGTAACCGCTATCGCATTCGTTAAAATCATCATCAAACAAATCAAACTGCATACGATGACCTTGTATAGCACCGTATGATGTCTCCTTTTTGAACCTTGCCTTGTCATCCTCCTGTCTGACAAACCAATCAAATTTGTTTGCCTCACGAACAGACATATGTTTTAGAAGTAGTTCATTGCGGTGGAAACAGCCAACGCAGTTATTCATATAAGCAAACCTCACGGGTTTTCCCCTCCAATACTCCTCAATGGAATCCTTGAATATACCATCTTGGATTAGTGGGAACGTAACCTTTCTGTACTTCATTTCTTTCCAACGCCTACGCCCAGTCTTTGAATACCCAACAACAAACTTGTCGTATTGGAATCCATCTTCCTTCTCACGCTTAACCATATTGTCTGCTCTGCGAATCTCGTTAGCACGGAAACCAATACGCATCTCAACGGGTAGCTCTGTATTCTCGTAACACCAATCCTTGATTGGCGTAATCTTCATATCTGTAGTACAGAATCTTTGCATCACATTCGGTAAGTACTTTGCCTGTAGTGTGCTGTGGTTCTTAATTACCTCATCAAATGTAGGCCCCGTAATCCAAGTTATTTCTCGCCCAATGTACTGCTCAAGGTCAAGCATAGTGTAGATGATTTCGTCTTGCTCAAGTGTCCCGATGAACTCTTGACCAATCTTGTCAGAAACAATCTGGCGAATCTTTTCGTCAGGGAACATACACAACTTGTCAGATGTACGGACAAGTGAGAATAATTCCACATCTGCCGGGTAGTGAACAGCAATGTAACTTGATGTCTTCCCACCCGACACGGAGTTGATTGTTGTCATAATCCTTCTGCTAAAATGGTTACACCATCATAAGTTACCTCAACGATGGATTCTACCCTCACAGAGCGGTAGCCGTCCTTCATATCAAAGAAGTTCCAGTTGTTGTCGTTAAGGCAACTAACCCCACCCTTTACGTGTTTGTGTAC